AATACACTTTAAGAAGTATCCCAGATAGTCTAATAAGACTCCGTAGGATACTTGGCTGAACCGTCGGGGTTAGGAGGGGAACGGGGGTAAAATCGTGAATATCGGGATTCCGGGGTCGAAATTTTAGTCTGGCCTTTATGCTATCTTTCCGTTGCAGTAAGCACCTAGCTTGGCGGGCTAGGATTTAAGATAGTAATAGATTAGGGTCTCAAAAGCAGGATACTAGTTTAATTCCGGGATACTAGTTTAGTTCTAGGCTAGACTGCTAGGCTAGGATAGGAACCCTGTTATAGATTACGGCTGAAAATTATCACTTGACGCATGGCGCGATTTCCTGTACTTTGGTCACACTCCCAGGGACGGGAAACGAGAACAGGATGTTATTTCAAACCCAGGCTAATCTAATAGGAGATTCTAGCCATGACTGAGACAGAGAAATTCGACTATAACCTAGTCCTAATGATACGGACTACCATCGACAAAAAGCGTGTAGACGTGGATAGCGTGGAGGTTCCATATCCTACGCTCCACGATATCGACGCTAAGTTGTCGCTTCCTGACAAGTTTCAGGAGGATGAAGACGGCAGCAAGGAGCCGCTATACGATGATGAGCGGCTGCAATGGGCACAGGATGCTATCCTTGATGCGGTCAAGCGTGAGGCTAGGAACGTTACTAAGGTAGTCGAGGACAAGGATTCCAAGAGCGGCTACAAGCTAGAGTTTACTCGCCCAATCCCGGAGAACTTTGCCCAACTGTGCGAGGAACATAAGCGGCAGGGTGGCGAGTATCTTAAAATTCGCCATGAGGCTATCGCTGACTTTGGCAACTGGCTGACTACGCTGGATAAGAGCCAAAAGGCTATGGATATGGCTAAAAAGCTATTCAGTGACCCAGCGGCGCTTGATGTTTCGCCTGTTAAAACGCGGGAGACTTTCCTCGAAAACTATCTCTCACCTTATATCGAGGCACTTTCCCAGGATAACCGAGACCGCTACGATGCAGTCTTAACTAAGGTTATCACCTCGGCCGAATCCGAACAGGCTGAGGCTGACGACTTTTAGGCTGCAATGGCCTAAATCCGCTAGGAACCCATCCTAGCTTATTAAACCCCGGTAGGATTAACTTTCTACCGGGGTTTTTCTTTGCTGGTAGCCTACCAGGGAGGAATAGGAAAAAAATTTGTCTCGCCTTCGGCTCGACAGGGAAAGATAAAATGAGTCAGCCTACGCTGACATTAATTATCTGATAGCCTACGCTGGTTATCCTGATTCCGTCCGTTACTCCTGTGGACCTGGGAACTAATCTCCCAAATTCGCTATCGGTGCTCGGCAGGCTCGCGTAGACTACAAGATACATAGCTACGCTTAGCTACGCTATTCCTCTTGGGCCTGCGGCAGCAAGGTAAAGAGAAGATAAGAATCTAATTATGCCTTCGGCACCGCTATTCAGCGGTTATAATAATCTCTCTCGGGCTATTCTAAGTCTAGCAATGATGCTACGACGCTAAAGCGTCTGGGCATCTGTCACTGTAAAGATTGCTTGACTCTACTGGTATCCTCGGCTATACTAAGGTCTATCTAGTCTGATATTGTCTCGTTCAATCTTGACAGCGCCAGACTGCTGTCATTGCTACTAGACTGATACGCCCAAGAGAATAAGCTCTCGGGTTAATTGAGGACACGTTCATGACTAAAATCAACTTAGGCTTTGTTGACACAGCAGCCCGATTCATTCCTGCCAGTGAAATCATGGCGGAATATCTGAAGGCTCGTACTGCTTTCTATCGTTATCGCAATCTGTACATCATATGCCGAGCCCACTGCCAGTTGGGAGGCGCTTGGCCTAACTTGACGCGCAAGCACAAAGTTAAGATGGAGAAGTCGGCTAGGTCTTGCCGCAACTGGCAGAAGATGAAGAATAACCTGGAGCGGATGAGAGCCGCTGCAATGTAATAGACTTCGGCACAAGGATGTGCCTTACCAGCTTACAGCCGGGCGCTGCGCTAGGCTAAGATTGCGCCTGGCGGCGCGTAGTGATGAATAGCCTAACGGCTATTATTCTAGCCTGCGCTATCGCTTGGCCGCTTAATGCCACTAACTGTGGCATCCTGCGCTCGGAAAGATAAGACTCCAAGGAGTAGCCTTCGGCTACAGCTTCACTCTCTTAGTCGAACAGCAGCTGCGCTGCCTACAGGTGCTACGAGACCAGTAGGTCTCTACGCACTGTTCTCCTGCGTTCGCTGTGCTATCATCTCACTCTACGTGATTGTTCCAATCACTGCGCGCTTCGCTTGCGGTCGGCGGGGTTAGCTACACTAGCCTACAGTGTGTTACTATAGGCTACTAGACTACGACCACCATCAGAAAGAGAAGAGAAGAGCGAGACACAATAGCCTAGCCGGGGGACAACAGGTGGCCATCATTACTCTAAAGGCTGTAAGGCCCTGCTCGTAGGGGGTGTGGGGGCCTTTTTAGGCTGTCCTCCTGGGTTCCTATCAATAGCCAGCACACAAAAAATATTACAAATAGTTTTAGAATACCTAGCTAGTGATATCCTAATAGGATACGACCCGCATTCCGGGTATGCCCGAATCACATCAAGAGAATCTGTTATACTATGACTGAATAACAGGCAGCGAACTCATCTAGCCAGGATATACCTATGTCCGTTAACAAAGAAGCAGTAGCAGAATTAGTAGCCTACGGTATCCCCCATTCACAGATAGGGGATGCCTTTGGTGTCACTCCCCAATATATAGCTAACCTAGTTCGAGAGGACGCCAAGGTTCAAGCCTTGATACAGACTAAGGCTACTGATATCGCTGTACGTCAGCATAATAATAAAGTCAGTGAGGAGACTATTGAGGCTGACCTACTGGAGAAGATTAAAGCTCAGATTGACATGAGTGACAGTCTGATAGAGTCAGTGAAGAGCTTGCAGCTGATTAAACAGATTCAAGCACTGACTAGGAGCGCAGGCCATGGGGCAGGCGCCGAAGTGCCGGGGACTATTAACCTTAACCTAGGGGACGCCCCAGTAGCGGTCTCTATTACTAGGACAGGTAACAACGAGATTATCGAAATCGCTGGCAGGAGTATGGCTCCTATGCCGGCTAAGCGCGTGTTAGAAGCAGTAAAGGAGAGAAGGAATGCCGCAGCCAAAGATCCCAATGAGCAACGAGCAGCAGAACGGCATGGCCGGAATGCTACCCCAGAGCCCGAATACGAGTACGCTTGTACCGATTGCCTCTGAGCAGGCTGTCGCTACTATCGGAGACGGTGGGCAGAAGTTTCCTCTCGGTCAGCGCCAGGAAGAGAGACAGCGCAGTAACATTAGCCGAGAGCTGCAAAAGCTAGGCTTCTAATAGTCTCTTATGGAAGTAACCAGAGAGCAGGCTATTGAGAGCTGTAAAACAGATCTTAACTTCTTTAGCCGTGTTGCTATACCACAGGTCCATGATAACGACCTACCGGTATTCTATGGAGAGATCTGGTTCTTCCTTCTTGCTCAGATTATATCCGTCAGGGATACCCTACATAGTATCTTCCGATTCGCCCTTGGTCTACCCCGAGGCCATGCTAAGACAACATTTAGTAAACTATTAGTAGCTTATGGTATCCTATTTGGTCTATTTGATTTCGTGCTTATAGTTGGTTCGTCAGAGGATAGAGCACAGGATATATTAGATGACATTAACGGTATCCTTGGATCAGATAATATCCGAAAACTCTTTGGAGATTGGAACGGTCCTACAGCTGTTGAACGAGACACCAGAGAGGTTAAGATCCGTAACTTCCTTGGAAGAGAGATTATTCTTGCAGCAGTTGGAGCTGGCACTGCATTACGTGGAATCAACATCCGAAATAGGAGACCGGGATTTATTCTATTGGATGATGTCCAGACTAAAGAGAATGACGAGTCCCCTGCCGAAAGAGACAGACTGTTGCGGTGGATCCTGTCAACGCTACTTAAATCCCGGGACCCTAAGCATTGCTTTGTTTTTTACATCGGGAATATGTACAGCGAACAGTGCATACTTAAGCAGCTGCAAAGTAACAGGATGTGGACTAGCCTTATCACCGGTGCCATTCTGGCCGATGGTACAGCCTTGTGGGAAGAGCTACATCCACTAAAGAATCTCCTAGAAGAGTATGAGCATGATGCTTCTCTAGGTAAAGCTGATATCTGGTTTGCGGAGATAATGAATGACCCGCAGTCTGTTACCCAAAGTCTATTCCCCGACGGTAGAATACCAGATTGCCCGTATGCTGAAGATGCGGAGCTTGAGATACAGGCAAGCTATATTACCATTGATCCTGCGGGTTTTAGAAAAGATTCGGATGATAATGTCGTAGCCTGTCATAAGATAGTAGACGACACTCCCATGGTAGCTGAGATTCGTGCTGGCAAATGGGATCCAGAGACTACCATATTAGAGGCAATAGACTGTGCTATAGATAACTCCTGCACTCACATAGGAGTAGAATCTGTAGCTTATCAGCAAACTCTTAAATTCTGGATAGAACTATACTTACAGATGTATCATCTTGACGATTCTATTACAGTTTTGGAAATCAAACCTGGGATCGCCGCAAAGCATAGCAGGATAAGAGCCTGGGTGGGTAATGTATTAGGTGGTAATTATCCTATCCTTCGTTCTGTTGATCGTGCTCTAGTTCTCTATCAAGGAATTCAATATCGTGCTGGCAAGAAAGATAATCAGGACGATATCCTAGACGGCTGTGCATTTGGTGACTATATGCTGAATAAGCACAGGGATGAGTTAGAGTATCAGTTTGGTATTACTCCTAGTATAGATAGGTCAATAAAAGCTAGGGTAGTATCAATGAATACACCTATGGATACCGCCACACACTATAGTGGGAGAATGCACTAAAATGCCGGCACTCAGACAGGGTACAGTAAAGCAAAGAGTTGAGATTGAGATACCAGGAGTTGCTACTCCTATCCCAATCTCTAGATCTACCCACGACTCCCTGATTCAGCTAATTAAGGAGTTTCAGCGTATCCATCAACGCAATGAGTTATGGCGGGACAAGATTAAGGTTATTGATAGGGCCTATGCCTGCTATACATTAACTAAGGACCAGAACAAAGCTGATGAGCAGGTTGCCCAGATTATTGATGACTCAGGAGTACACTTCACCACTCCTGTTGTTGTCAGCCAGGTTGATTCTATTGTTGCTTTTCTCAGCGAGTTGTATCTTAGCGGTTATCCTATTTTCCCTGTGGTTACTCCACCAGAGGATACGCTATTTGGTGAACAGTTAGAGGCTATTGTAGACGACCATAGTATCCGCGGTCGTTGGCCTAGACAGCTTAATATGACTTTCCGTGATGGCGCAAAGTATAACGTCTGCGGAGTAGAATTAGAATGGGCTCCTATTGGTGCTCTTAAAGTAAATAAAAACAATCAGCAAGTAGGAAGTCCTAGTCAGCCTACCCTAGACGTAGAACAGATTAATCGTCTCTGGAACATGGATATGTATAACATGTTTTGGGACCAACTTGTGGATATCCCGGATGTTACAGAATTCGGAGATTATGTAGGCTATAACGATCTGTGGACTAGGGGGCGAATTAAACAGTATATCAGTAATCTTACCAAAGCTGGTGAGAATACTATGAATGTTCGTCAGGCTTTAGAGTCCGCCCAGGGAGCTAGCAACGATGGTGTTCCACGGGAGCATTATATTGAACGCCCCTTAATCTCTAACTTCAATATAATTGAAGATCCCAATATGGCTACTAACTGGCTAGCTTGGGCACTAGCACAGCCAGATAATAAAGACCGGATAGACTACTCCAACAAGTACCTGTATACCAAATCCTATGCCCGTATTATTCCTGCTGACCATGGGCTAGACGTTCCAGAGCCTAATGTCCCCCAGATATGGAAGTTTGTATCTGTTAATAACAGCTTTATCATACATATGAAAAAGGTTATCTCAGCCTTTGATATGTTCCCGATTCAGCTAGGACAGTTCACAGAAGATGGCTTCAGAGCGCAAACTAAATCAGTAGCAGAACAACAGCTTTCCATTCAGGACGCCACAAGTGAGTTAGTTAATATCCGACTTAACTCAGCCCGTCGCTCTATCTCAGACCGTGCTATTTACAATCCTAGTCTAATAGACCCCCAGGATGTCAATAGCCGAACCCCTGCCGCCAAGATACCAATTAAACAGAATCTGAAGAACGCTGATCTTAATCAGGCTTATAGGTCTATCGAATTTAATGATACTGGCACAGCTAGAGCCTTTGATGATATAAGTCCCCTGTTACAGCTATCAGAATTCCTTGGCGGTATAAACTCCGCTAGGCAGGGAGGGTTTAAGCGGGGTAACAGAACCCTTGGTGAGTTTTCAGAGATTATGACTAACAGCGATATGCGTAGTCGTATGATCGCTCTTATGATGGAGTATCAGATTTTTACTCCTCTAAAGCAACAGATCAAGGGTAATATCCTACTCAACATGGGATCTTCCCCTCAAGATTTAATCTCTAATCGTTCTCAGCGAGCTATCTCTGTTAATGTAGAAGATATCCGTACTAAGTTAATGAACTTTAAGGTGGCGGACGGTTATCTGCCTACCAGTCTGTTAGCTAATACGGAAGTAGTCCAAGCAGCTTTCAATCTGCTTATTCAATCCCCGCTTCTCCAGTCTCAGTATCAGGTAGGCCCCCTATTCTCTCACATGATGGCTTTATCTGGTATGCGTGGACTGGATAGGTTTCAAGTTCCACCAGAACAACAGCGGCAACAGCAAGCACAGATAGAAGCTGCTGCCGCCCCAGGAGCCGCCAGTGCAGCCCCGACAGGCTAAAGAAGATTTAATAGGCTACACGTTCGATCTAGAAGAACTTGTAGTAATAAAAGCCGCCTTAGACAATAAGATAGTTAAGGCATTTATTCAGACTGCTCGTGCTAATTATATCACGGAACATCTGATGACTCCGTTATCTACGCTACAGGCTAAGGGCTTGGATATTGATCGTACTATAGCCTTAGAAGAGGCTTATCTAAAAGGTATAATGGACTTAGCCGCCACACTTCTACAATCTATTAATCTACCAGGAGAAAGCTAATGGCCGGACTAGATGCACTCAGAAGATTATTCCCCGGTATCGGAATTGAGGGTAAGGATGATGATCCTAAACCTAATCCAGATCCTAATATCGATCCGGCTACAGGTAAGCCAAAGGTTAAGGAACCGGAGAAAGATCCGGTGTCCGTTGACCCCCTTGCGGCTTTTGCCGCCATGTTCGATAATAAGGCTCCTGGAACTCCTGACCCAAAGGATGTTCCGCTGTCTGTAGCCTCTGTGCTTACACCAGATACTATTGCTAAACTGACAGAGAATCTAGACTTCAATAGCTATCTTACTGATGAGACTCGTGAAGCTCTGGCTAATCCAGAGACTACTTCTAAAGCTCTATTCACAGCATTCAATGAGATAGCCAAAGGTTCCTATCAGACTGCTATATCTCATTCTTCTACTCTATCTGAAAAGATCTTGGAAGATAGACTAGGTAGATTCGAGAAAAGCCTAGGCGAAAAGATAAACGCTCATCAAGTCAGATCTAACCTCTCTGCAAACGAAATAATCAACAAATCTCCTGTACTCAAAGCCGGGATTAGCATGATGGCTGAAAGACTTCAGAGGTCTCAGCCAGACGCTGATCCTAAATGGGTTACTGAACAGGCTACTAATTACTTCTTACAGTCTGCTAAGTTACTCAGTGGCGGCGACGCAGGCTCTAACCCAGGTCCCGGAGAGCCAGGCAACAAGCCGACTCCTGGGGGAGATGTAGACTGGATGGGCTTCGCTATGGGAGACTCGGTAAACAATCCCGGTGGAGCTGATCCTACCAGTGGAGAATCAGGAGATCAGTAATGTCCACTTTTAACCAAGGTACCTTTAACCCAACGGGTATCTTCTTTGCTTCCTTCAATCCTGCCACTCTCAACCAGCGGTCGTTTGCAGATACTATCCTACGCCTATTCCCGGATGGTACTGCACCGTTGTTTGCGATGACAGGCCAGCTGCCAAAGATGCAGGCTAAGGCTGTGGAGCATGGGTACCACACCAAAGCTATGGCATTTAGTAGCTTCACAGACGACGGTTCAGGAGCATTAGCCGGTGATACTACTATCGAGGGACTGTCTACTCTAGGCATAGTTCCTGGTATGGTATTCCAGGTTCCGTCCTCGCGTGAGCTAATCCGTGTTCTGACTGTTCCGAACGCGACGGATATCACAGTTACGAGAGGTTACGGCTCAGTCGCCGCAGCTGCCATCGTAGCTTCTGAAGTCCTATTCGCAGTCGGTAATAGCCATGAGCAGGCTAGCAATCGTCCTACCGCACGGACTATGGAAGTCCTGTACGTGCCTAACTTCACCCAGATCATCCGTAATAGCTGGGCTATCTCGGATACTGCGCGTGCTAGTCTGGCCGAAGCAGGATTCAACAATATCCAGGAGAGTCGTCAAGACGCGATGATGCTCCATGCCACGGATATCGAGTCTGTGCTATTCTGGGGTCAGCCACAGGCTCCATTCGGTAGTCCTCCTACGCATACTACTCAGGGTATCATCGACGCGATTATCCAGTATGCGCCAGCTAACGTCGCCACAGCCGCTGCGACCACAAACTACGACCAGCTCGTAGGATTCGTGGAGCCCTATTTCGCAGCTTCCAGTAACCTGGGTAATACGAAAGAACGTGTCATGTTCGTAGACGCACAGGCTAACCGGGTACTTAACGAGATTGGCAGAAAGAGCGAGCAGGTTATCATGGACCTGCGGACTACTACCTTCGGTATGCACTTTACGGCTTTCAGGCTGTACAAGGGTATGCTGTTCATTGTGGAGCACCCGCTCTTCAATGGTCTGTCTATCACTCCCGGACTGGCTGTTACGGTCGAGCTTCCTTCAATGCGGTTAGCCTACATGAACGGCCGCGATGTTAAGAAGGAAGAGTTTGGCCAGAACAGGCTGAATCCTGGTGACAATGGCATCGACGCCCAAGGCGGTAGCTTAACTTCCGAGTTTGCTACTGAGTTCCGTAATCCCTGTGCTATGGGAGTAATCAACGGACTTACCGCAGGCGTAGCCGTTCCGTAAGTAGACGAGTAGCTTAAAGGATAGAAAGCTATAACCACCTCCGGGTAGACTAGGGATGTTCTACCCGGAGTTCTAATCTAAACCTTAAATCAACCTATCAGGAGTATTCTATCATGGCTAATGACCCAAGAAGTCCCTTCTCAAGTAACCACCCGCTAGCTGGTAAGATAGCAGCGGGGGTGAAAACTACAGCCAATTCAGCTAGACGAGTTGGTAGCAGCTCACACCAAAGTATGGCAATGCAGGAAATGCCTACCATTACTCTGGCGGATAGAGCGCAGCAAATGTTTTCTATGCAAGACAGGAAAGGAACCCGTGTCTATTATGCCCTTAGCGGGGTATTTAACACAGTTGATGCAGCAGGAAAGTCCATCAACTTTATCAAGGGTCTATATAAGACTGACAATAGATCCGTTATGAGTTTTCTCCAGCACTTCGTCGATGGGAATCATATCGACTATCTGGAGCTACAGGAGGATCCTAGCGATGCCGGGACAAGGCCAGAAGTACCAGCAGAACACGAACGCAGCCAGAGAGGCAGCGTCAGTATTAACCAGCCCAAACTACAAGACCAGCCGAAATCCCAACGACGGGAAGAGCCTACGGCAGACACAGATAGGAGCGGGGCAGGAAGAGAAGGTTCGTCCAACCCAGAACAGCCCATCAGTGGGCCAGCCATCGGCGGTGAATCTGGAGACGGGGATGACAGCAGCCAGCCGAGCAGTCCCCAACAGCCGCCGGTAAAGGTTAGTGCCTTAGATCTCCTACGTAGAGGGAAATAATAAGCCATGAACCTAGGCGAATTGATAGACGAAGTTGCAGCGATGACTGTCCGGCCAGACAAGGAAGATCTGGCCAGGCAGAAGATTAATTCGGTTGTTAGGACAATTAGTCTATCAGGAACTTACTGGCGTGATCTGGTAGAAGAACTTCTATCAGATCACCCAGACTTCAAAACTACCACCAATGTACAAACCTTGGCTTTGCCAGGAAGATTTCGTAAGCCTGCTTATATAGAGCGAGACCTATCCTCGATTAGCCCGACGACTGGGCTCCTAGAGAGCAGGATAACTAACGGATTAGTCTACAATCGCGTAGACCCCAGATCAACTAGACGTGAAGGCAGGGATATTAGAAATGCCTATTACACGTCTGGTGCTAATCTTATCCTGAGACAAGAAATAGGCGGGGAGAAAGTAATCTGGGGGTACTATCAATATCCTCCTCGTATGGTCTCCCCAGATGATACTAATTGGATTACAGAGCTTATGCCGGATTTAGTTATTGATTGGGCAGGGCAGTTCTTAATGGCTAGTTTAGGTGATAGAGATAGAACAGCCGGTCTAGCTGCTTTAGCGCAGACCCAACTATCTGTCTTTATCGAAGATATGCTCCGTGATGTAGACGCCTACGTAGGCACCGGGAGATAGCAGGGATGCCTAATCCTTGGCCACAGAGAAGCCCTAAAACCTTTGGACAGATTCCTGTTAATGCTGGCGTAAGACGGGACGTAACAGACCCGTTTTCTACAGTAGATTACTGGTACGATGCCACAGATCAATCTACTGTATGGGCAGATCAAGCTGGTACTATCCCTATTAGTAATGGTGTCAGGGCATTAAGATGGGATAGTAAAGGACTTATACCTTTATCATTAACTAGCGGTGCTGCTAATACTGCTATCTGGCAATTAAATCAAATAGGTGGGCTTCCTGCACTAACAGTAAGTGGAGGTGGCACGCTAGCAGCATTAGCTGCCATAGGTTCCGGTCCTAATGGGGCCTCGCATTTTGCTGTAGGAAGAGCTCCAGCATTATTCCCTGCTCCTCAGGGGCTATTAGGTGGTAGCTGGCAACAAAGTCCAGGAGCAGATTCTTTTGCTCAGATAATTACTGTTACTGGGCTAATTCGCACTCTGCATCATTTTACAGGTTTTGTTACCCTAAAGGCTTCCGGAGTAGGCACTGAATGGTATTGGCTATATCAGACAATTAGTACTGCGGGCAATTATAAGTTGCGAGTATCAGGAGAGCCTGTAGTCACTGGTAATGCGACATACGACCCTATACTAGATGGTGCTGGTACTCTACGAGACAGCGGTACAAACAGCGATGACGCAGAGATTATGCGCTGGAATAATAGGGTACTAACAGACGCAGAACTCCAACAGCTAATAGATTACGCAGAAACAAAATACGGTGGAGTATTCCCAATACCATGAGTAATCCATTCCCACCAAGAAATCCTAGTACTTTTGGTGTATTTCCTGTAACTGCGGGAGTAAGAGGGCGTAGAGTAGCCCAGTTAGCTCTGTGGTATGATCCAACTGATATAACAACTCTATTCCAGGATCTTGCTATGACAGTTCCTGTGGATACTCCGGGACAAACTGTTGAAGCAGTAGCGGATAAGAGCGGAAATGGCTATCATCTGGACGCCGCAGCTATCGGAGGAGGCACAGGAAAACCTACCTACGTAGCTTCCGCCACAGGCAGTCTCCCTGCTCTAGCTTTCGATAGGAGTTTTAACGGTAACTTAGGACAGGTTATCAGAACCAGCAGAGCAGATATCAGTATCCCAGGTCCATGGATAGCTCTTGGTGTAGCTAACTGGCAGGTTCCAGGATTTGGCTTCGAGGGATTACTGCTGGGTATTATGCACGGTAGACTAGGCCACGGTAGAACAACCGGAGGAGTCTTAGTTACCGGACCAGATTCAGTAACCCAGCTAGATGCAGTAGACGGAGACCATGCAGCCTGGGTCCATGCTATATCCCCCACCTCTGAAAGATGCAGCCTTAATACAGATGCCGGGGTTGCAGAGAATCTAGCCTCTAATGATCCCAAC